TGGTACCAACCACTTATACCTTTTCACCTGTCAGACCCAATATCCGTTCAATCGCTAGTTGATGTTCCGGTTGCCGTTTCTCGTGGGAATCAAGCGACCAGCAGACTTTGCTGTTAAACAACTCAAACGCTCTTTCTATACGCTGCGGTGTGATGCCGGTACCCTCAAGGTCTCCGGCGTGAAAAACTATGTACTCCAGTGTATCCGCCCGTTCAACCCTTCCTCGGGGAAACCCCTTGGCCCACGGTTCAAGTTGTTTTTGTAAATTCGCCACCTCCAGCTTCAGGTGAGGTGCCCAAGCCTCTGCTAGATCGGCAATCACGAAACGTCTCCAAACATCACCATGCCAGAGATCACCAAACTCGTCCCACGGAAATGTGTACAACCGCCAAGCGGTAGGAAATTTGACGACGTAGTAAACGCCCTCCTTGCCTGCTGATTCCAATAAGCGTTGGGTGCACGTATGGGTTGTTTGCTCGTCGTTCATAACTTATGCTCAGTTACAGGACACATCTTTAGCAGAGCCCAGACGGGACGGTTGCCTTTAGCACAAACAACGCCAACAGAATAGGTTGATTTAGTCTTTGCTTGTGGCAACATATTCATCCACGCCTCGATTACTTCCGGAGGGCACACGGCTCGTATCGCCGCCAGAGCTAACGGCAAGGCTAGTTTTTTAAGGTGAAACCCATCGGACATGTACTGCGGGTTCGTGAGTCCGTTTGGGAGCAGAAGCCTTTCAAAAATACTCACAACCGGTACGCCTAATGGTGCCATGTGGCGCACATAGGCAGCGTTAAGATGTGCCGTGGCGGCAAGGCGTTGTGGCAATGATCCAACCATATGCGGATAAGTGGGGCAACAAGTGGGGGGCACAACGCCCCACACGATGACTTCGTATCCCATGCCTTTGACCTCGGATACGACGCCCGCATAACGGCGAGCAATCTCATCTGCCAAATCTTCCATCGGACGCCCGGTTTTCTTGTGCAGCCGAACGATGTGGTTTCTACAATCAATCTCTCCATAGGACATCATAACCGTCCCACCTTTGGGAACCGTTTCGAGGAAGTCAAAAAGGTATCGGTACCCATTAGATTCCGTCTCCACTGCGCAAAGGTTGTAGGCGGTGGCAGGGGTGTTCTTACCTACGACAAATCCCTTTTCTCCGTAAAAGAGTCCGATGTGGCTATCGCCAGTGACGTAAATAGGAAGCGAGATCATTCATCACAGCTTAGCGATGACCTCTACCGGACAAGCAGGGTTGGTGATGTCCACAACATTAGAAATGGAGAAAAAAGAGGTTCGGGCAAGTTCATGAAGTACGTGCCCCAGTTCCTCTTCCTCTCTCCGTGGATTCAACAGGTGCCTTGGCAGTGATACGCGCCACCAGTGCCCCAGGTTTATACCATCAGCCTTATTAACACCGGTGCCTGAGAAGATGATAAGGTAGTGTTTCATTGATCGAAAATGGTGTTGAAAAGGCGCTTTCGGGACTCTCCTACAGCGTTCGAAGGCGTCAACTGCAAATCAGCAAACGCGACTATCGCGGCATAGGTCGCTTCTTCAGTACGATCTTTTTGCCAACGGTTGATAGCGGCATCGAACACAGTCTCTTCGTTCATCTTCATGCGCACACTTTCGTCTACTTCCGCCTTTTGGTCAAGAAGTATTTTCGTCGCAGTCGCTAAGTGGTTGTCCGCTCACGCTTTAGGAGCATCCACCTTGGCCGGTTCCTTCTTGGCAAGTTCTGGTTGAATCTTCCGAATGGCATCAATCACCTGAACAGGCGAAATGGCACCCAAGCATTCGCACACGATCCTATCCTTACGAGGTGGACAGTACTTCGGGAAGTTTGCCAGATAGGAGAAACACGGCGACATCGGGCACGCTTCCTTGTTGTGAATCGCCAGATGGTTCTTATAATACTTGACCCGGTTGTGAGGGCTGACCATGCCCCAGAGACCGACGCAGGGGATCGCCATTGACCCTGCCACGTGCACCATCATCGAATCAGGGGACACTACGATCTTGGCGTGACGGGTGATCGACCACATCTCCCGGAGATTACGAGCAGTGAAAAGTTGAACATTGGACCACTTGACCTTCATGATGGGCTCGTTTTTTTCGTTCAACAGTTCCTTGCCGTCGGCGTCCTTCGCCTTGGCCATGCATGCCTCACAGTACTCCTTGGGTATAAACTCGTCGTAGATCGCCAACCAGGTAAGGTCTGGGAACGCTTCTGCCAGCTTAGCCAACAAAAAAGCACTGTCAAGGGCAGGCAGGGATCGGGTCTTATTAGCAGCAGCAAGCTGATAGATGCCAAATTTCTGACCCTCATAGGATCGAGCAGACATGGCCTCCGTGGCAGTAAAAATAGGGCGCAACACCTTGTAATCATCGGGAACCTGCTTAGGATCGATACCGATCTTACGAAGCATAGTGTCTACCGGATGCTCCTGATCTTGATGTTCATCCATATTGTTTACATGATCCATCATGTAAAAATAGTCGTACATCCAAAATTGCGCAGCCTGTATGGGCAACGTTTGTAAACTTTTCACCCATGGGATATTCCACCAGCAGACCTGGTTACCTGGATCAACCGCCATATGCACCTCGTACCCCATTCCCGCCAGGATACGAGTGACTGGCCAGGTGATAATCTGATCACCATACCCGCCAGACCCGTTGTACATCAATAGACGCTGGTTGCCGGGTTTCTTAGCAGCAACGTGGAAGTTTGGAATTCGAGAGTCCAAGCGGGAAATCTTGTAAATCCGTGACTTGACATTCTCTTCCTGCATGATTCGGTCTAGCTGAGCGTTGGCAAAGATATAATCCCGTCCAGCGTCGAAGGTCAGCGTGGCCCCTCCGGCACTCTTCCTGAATGAGACCGTGACAGGCTCCCAGAATGTAACACAATTCATATGTTCCTTTCTATCATCAGTTGGTTGTAGACTGATGATCTTTCATTTATAGAAGAACCGAAAAACGGGTCAGTCAAACGAAAGTGTAAACCCATGCTGGAAATCTTTGCTATACCAGGACTTGATGTTGGCAGTGGGAAACATTTTACGGACAAGTCTTAGATAGCGTGCGGTTTGTTCTGTCATAACGGAACCAATCACCAAAGGACCGTATTCTTGAACCCATCCAAACAGTACTCTTTTCATCGTTTTAATCGCCATTCCTCTTCCTGCAACTTGTTTTTGTTCTTGAGTATCATGATTCAATGGATCGTGGTAGGCGCTATTTAATGCCACCAAATAGGGTGGCTCAGTCTTGTCTGAGTGCCATAGCGTTAGGTCGTACTCGCCGATTACTGCGTGTTCTACCAGACCGTACCCTAGCTCCCTGCCATGTTTGATAATTTCTTCTTTTCGTTCAGGTGACCACGCTTCATAAAGTATACAGAGTGGGATTGCGTGTGCAGTGCCTACTACGCCACAAAATGGGTCATACTCGCTGAGCATCCTGCGAACAAGTTCTCGTGCAGTGATGCCACGCTCTGAGTGTGACATCAAAAGCATGGAATTTGATGCGTGCATACACTGAAGAACGGAATTTGTTCTTAGGAGCGTATGAGTAAATGCAGAGTAGTAGCTGGAGAAAAATATGGAAAGCTTGTAGTCCTGAAACGAGCGAGGAACCGCGCTACCAAAGCCACGTTCAAGTGCAAATGTGAGTGTGGGCGGGTTAAGTATGCAGAAGCGTACCGACTCACGGAGGGCAAAACATCTAATTGTGGGTGTGTGCGCCGTGCTTGGTCAAGGCACTGGTCCCCCGAACACCGGCAGCGGGCTATAGAAGGGATGCACCGAAAACCAACATCTTGGCTCGCCATTACAGTAATCCTGAATGCGATTCGAGGTAGCGCCATAGTTAGAGGCATTCCATTTAACCTAACCAGGGCTGAGGTTACTCATCTTGTATTTCAACCATGTGACTACTGTGGACGGACTGGATCAAATACGTGGGTAGTGAGAGGAGAAACTTTTAAGTACAATGGAATCGACCGAGTAGTTAGTACAGATGGCTACGTCACAAGCAATGTGGTACCGTGCTGCTCGACTTGCAACCGAGCGAAGAACACTCTCGGTAAAGATGAGTTCTTTGCTTGGGCAAAATGCCTCTACGAACGCTCAATAAAACCCTGTAACCTGTTGATACTATGAGGATTAAAAAAATAGATGACTCTTTCTGTGAGTATCGTGTAGAAATGAGCTTCGGACAGCTCAAATCCATCCGTGACGCCCTGGAAGAATTCCACGCTGACCCCATCCTAGATGAACTTTATCAGGAGCTTACTTGGTACCTTCAAAACGTCCCAGGCCCTGGTGAATCTACCGAAGAGTTCAAGGCACGCGAGCAGGGCGAAGCCGGTCTCACGGGCGAAGAAGGTACCGAAGCCGCCGGCACCCTACCTCCTCCACCTGAAGAAGGTGCAGCCGATCTACCCCCAGAAGGCGATATGGAAGGTGAAATGGGTAGCGAAACGGGTCCTGAAAGCGGCATGAGTGGTGAGTTTGACCCCGCAGAGGTGAAACGAGTTGCGCAGGCGGGTCTGGAAGGCGGGCGGGAGGGGGGAGATGAGTTCGCTGGCATGGGTGAAGGCCCTGAAATGACTCCGGACGACCGTTCGGAACTTGAACGCCGGCTCCCGACTCCACCAGCTGAATGAGTTCTTTTAGTGGTGGTGCCTGGTAAAAACCCAGCACCATAGCCACCATGAGTCAGCACACGTCACTTGCAACCGAGGCTGCAAAGACAGCGGTCGGGCGAAATCTGGCAGATTATGTCACCGGAATTTTTGCTCACGTCAATGGAGCCTATGAACAACACACCCAGGCGGTAGCTGGCACGTATCCTTTTCAGATCAATGACCCTCCTGCCGATGACTCGGGTCGAGCACGACATTCATTCGGTCGGACTCTGACCATAATGTCTACACTCCCAGGCTCTACATCCAACACGGACATCGTGGTGGTGCTGCCGGTGTTCCTGGGAACCACGGTTCCAACCGTCAACATCGGTCCTCCTGAAATATCCACCCAGTCTGCCAGTCAAGCCATAGTGCAGGGATCGAACATCATCCTATCAATCACTGTGACCGGCACGGGACCGATAGTCTACCAGTGGCGCAAGACAGGGATCAACCTCTCTAATGAAACAAGATCAACCCTGACGCTCAGGAACATCTCCGAGACAGACAGTGGAAACTATACCTGCGTGGCTGCCAATGCCGGAGGATCAGTCACCAGTCAGGTCATCACTTTGACCTACACCGCATGAGCGAACAAGCAACACTTCTAACTCAAAGCGAGATCGGGCGCATCAACGAGGTATTGAACACCCTAAGCAACAACCTGTTCTTTCATCGCAACGGATCATTGGCAAAAGGACACGGTATATCGCTGATCACCGGTGATTACTTCGATAGCGGTGGTGATCAGCTCTCTTCTTATGTGCTGAGAATGTCCGTTGAAACCACTCCCGGAAACCTGGAAGTTGTCTACGTGCCAGCGGACGCAGCTGCCACTTACAACGCTAAAGTCCCGGTTGGAGGCGCTACGGTGTCGGGAGAAATGCCGGCTAGCCTGGGTGTATTCCACACCGGCACGGGGCCGGACGGATCGGTTAACTCCCCAGGAGTTCCTCAACTTGCTTCCAGCCTGCTTACCCGCTACTCTGAGACCCTGCTCCAGGACTTATTGATCGCCGACCAACTCTTGAAGGCGCACGCCTTGCTGAACCACGGTGAAAAGGCCCCAACGCCCCATTATGGCATCCTGACAACGGACGAAGATTTCCTCGACTCCCTGGGTCACATCGTTGGTCGTAAAGCAGTCAAAATGACCTTTGGCAACCGACAGTACAAACTGGCTGGAGACCAGAACATTACCGGTCCGCCACAAGCACCCCGGATCACGTCTCAACCAGTCGATCAACAAACCAAGGCTAGTAGTGAACCTCTGCCTACCAGAACCTTTTCGGTAGTTGCGGTTACACCGGATATACCAATCACTTATCAGTGGCAGATAGCCACTCTTAACGTCACCAGTAAACTCGATCCCCTGCTACTACTCGATTCCAACTGGACAAACATGACAGACGGCAGCGACTACGACTCCCCCCGATTTACGGGAGCCCAGGTAAAAGCACTCTCGGGAGCTACGAGCGCCACGTTTAGTGCTCAAAACATCCATGTAGGAAGTGGCCATAGCAATGAATGGTTGGGAGAAGACGAAATTCCTTGTTACGTATTTCGGTGCAAGGTAATGGCTGCAACCGGCGGAATCACCTATAGCGTCGCTGCTAAATTGAAGTGCTTCGACAAGACTTAGAAAGTCGTGACGCCAGCCAAACTGACTGTGACCGGAAGGTAGTACTCGGTCAGGTTTTCAACCAAGAAACTACCGGTTCCGTTTCCTGTTACGTCAAGTGGCGACTGCACCGTCACGGTTCCCCCGCCTAAAATAGTTCCAACCTGGGGTATCACGTTTAGAATAACGTCGCTAACCTGCCACTGGCGAGGAACGTTGTAAACGTTGGAGTAAGAAGGCAGCATCAGCAGCAGAGTAGACGAGGGCGGTAAATTCAAGAGTCGTTGATCTTTGATGAACGACAGCCCGCCGGTTGCACTTGACACGGTGTGCTCGTCTATTGGCCAATGCTGAGCGCCCGTAGGGATTCCTTCGTACTCTCGGTAAGGCTTGCTGGTGCTGCTAGACAACAAGAATCCTCGGCGGGTAGTGGGTCCTGAAAACGACGTACTGGAAGCAGAACTCGTAGCGAAGACCGTCCAATTTGTGGGATCGGAAGGCGGTGCGGGAGAAGGTGCGGATGCGTGAGTCACGATGCAAATGTAACTGGATGTCGCCCCACTTGAAACATACGTAACCACATCATTTATGTGATAGGTTCCATGAGTTCCAGACCACGGCCCCTTAAACTCTATCTGAACCGGCGCTCCCGCCTCTGCCAAGTACCCCCACCACGGCATCGCTGAAGGAGATTGGTCGAGAAGGTAAGGTTGTGGTTTGCCAACATCCGCTGAGTCGTGTGCTATCTGACAGATGTAAGAGGATACAGCAACCGTTCCTGCGCCATCACCAAGATATTTGTGTCGAACTATGTCATTTACTGCATAGTTCGTCGCATTCGCCCAGTCTCCTTTCCACTGTAATCCAGGAGACCCGCTCGGACCGGAAACACCGCCTACCCCCTGAGCGCCAGTGGCACCACGAGGTCCTGGGGGACCGGGAACCGTGGGCGGCGAAGTCTGATAAGAAGCAACCACGGCATCCTCCAGAGGACGCATAGACAGCGTGACTGACGCCCCCATATCCAAGGTAACCGCTCCGGTGTTCTTCACGACGATGATGAACTCACCCTCGGGGTAAAACCGGGTGCCAGTGAAAAATTCAGACGAAGTCGTGACGGCCGCTTCTCCAGAATTCGATCCAATCACCTCGCTGTAGGAAACAGTAAGCTCGATGGAAGAAGACGCAGGAGATGAAAACACCGTGGCATTGAACACCCGGGCTTCATAACCAGCAGGAATCCTGAAGTTAGCGATGATCTCTTCGCTGCTGGGAGGAACTATCATTCGATTGACCGGCACAGAGATGAATTGCTCTTGGTTATTGACCCGGCTTATCAACTCGTTAACCTTGCTTGCCAAGAGGTTGTCACGCTGCGCTAATTGACGGGTAGGACCCTGTAGCCCGGGCACGCCGACTTCATCACCTTCTGAAAAGTGCCTAACGTCACCTTCGCCAAAATTAACTCCGGCACTGGTGGGAAGACTGACTGGGTTTATCATATGCTTTAACTACTCGTACCAGTGTAGTTGCCGGGTAGCAGCGAATCGCTTGTGGAGATGGAACTTGTACTGGATGCGTCCGCCCAGAATGTATTCCTGACGAACTTTCTCAAACTTATTACCCGGAAGACGCTTACACCCTAGCACCACCGTCCTGGGATTTCGCCAGATGGGGGCGATATTACCTATCCGGCCCAGCTGTACCTTCTGTCCGTTACAGATGGCATCCTCCAATGTAGACACCATGCACTCGAATGCTTTGCCGGCGGCCACGTAGGTCATGCCACATTTATCCATGTAGCTCTTGACCCATTTCGCTCTGGTAATTGTGTTTTTCCCGTCCGTCATTTTTCGTACACCATATTCACTTGAAAGGACTGCTGACTTATTTTTGACAGTAACACCAGGCTGAGAGTGACTGAGCGGTCTCCATTGTTAGTCGCATCCACGCTGAGTACTCCGACCCGGGATTCCCAACGAGCTAAACCAGAAATGATTTCCTGGGTGGCTAGTCCAATGACGGTCTTCGGATCATTCTCAAAAAGTAGCTGCTGCAAATTGGTGCCGTACTGAGGCTCCATGACTCGCTCTCCCTTCTTGGTCTTGAGAAGCATCTTGACCGAAGACTCTAAAATCTTTATATCACTGCCAATATCGAACAACCACGTATCTCTATTCGGCGAACCTGTGTCCCTCGGCAAAATCGGTCCATAAATGTAGAATGGAGGGTTGTCAATCGTGTAGTTCGGAAAGATCGTGAGGTTGAGAGTAAACATCACGATCTCGTAGTGCGGAGTTACGTAGTTTCTGCCCATCACGGTCACATAATACTGACCGTTGCGAAGCAGCTTGGAAGCATCAATATGGAGTGGTTGCACCTGCCGGGGATATTCCCACGGTGCGGACCCATCGTTCCAATTTAGCATAGCATACACCGCCTGGAACGGCAACGATGTGTTGCTTTCACGCAGATAGTAGTCCAAAGTGATCACCGCACCCGTAGCGTTACCCTGCACCAACGCAGTCTGGTCGGTCAGGGTCTCCAAGAGTGAGTTTGTGAACGTGAGCATTACAAGTTCATCCAACGGCGGTACTGATCGGCCCCAACTCCCTCGGACACAGGTTGGCTTGCTTCCTGCAAAGTTTCTAACAGGGGCGTCTTCATGTTCGTGCCTTGAAACTTATTTGGCTTTCCTTCGCCGCTAAGACGTTTCAGCTCGAATGGATGTTTTCCATAAGATGATACGATCAGGTCGAAATCTTTCATCTTCGGCAGCCCGACGACTTCGTCTAGCTTCTTGCATCGGTGCATGTTCATCTTGATGGCGCGTCGGTCATCCTCACCGAAGATCGTGCTCTTGAGTTCGGTCAGGAGCTTACCGATCTCAGGGCTATTACCCACCTTCTCCTGAATTTGACGAATCAATTTGTAGGAGTAAGGGGCGGGTAAACGGGGGCGCTGTAGACTTTCTACCGGCATTGGCTCTTCCTCACCAGGCAGCGCCGTGATGAAAATGTTTACAATGTCGTCCGGCAGATGCAAGTACTTCTTGAAGATGATTTCAACCCACGCCTCCTTGGGCAATGAGTACTGATCCATGACATCTGCCATCATCCCCAGGACTTCTGCCTGAACCTTCAGCATCTCCAGCTTCATCTGCTCTTCCAACCCACCGATCGGCGGCATCATCGCCCGAATATCCAACTGACGGATGTCCTTGCCAAGCAACACGGCATGAAAGTAACCCATCCATGTGTAACAGTTGATGATAGGACGGCGAATAGACTTGATTTTGCGCAAAAACCGCATGTCTTGTGCCAGGAGCGCCTTGCCGGAAGGAGATTCTCCGCCACTAGACCCATCCCCGCCCTTGGCAGAGAACCATGATCGAGGCATGCCGATAATCGAATAAAACAAATCGGTTAACAGCTCGATGTCATAGATATCGGGTACGTTTTGGGTGCCCTGAAGTTTTTCTACTACGTGATTGAACCCGGTCGGCCGGGCTACCCATAGAATCGTGTCTAGTGACCAGGCGTTGTAGAAAGAATCGAACCCAACCGGCGAGTTGAAAGTATTGCTCTGACCGGACTGATTCCACTGCTGGCCGAAGGCCAGCTTGGCACGCAGTGCCTGTTTCCACCGCTGCACAATTTTTGCCTGCTCGGCAGGCGGGCTCTCCTTGACGTCAATGTTGATCGCATAGCGGTCAGGCTGCACCTGAGCACGATGCACAACCATCTGGTCGATAGCGATTTTGAGCTTCTTGTAAATGCCCTGTGCCTCATCGAACACAGGTTCACCGTGCTCAGACTGGCGTAGACGAAACATGCGGCGCATGTGCAAGAAATCCCACGGGTACCATAGTTCCTCGGTGTCTTTACCGTCCGTCAGTGCCACCCGTTCAATGGGCGTCTGATTGTCTGGCATAACGAAAGCGGACTCTTTGGAAGGCTTGTGCCCTGCCCAACGAAACCCGATACACTTTCGATTTCGTTCCAACCAGTACCGGCGAATATCGGCAGGATGCACAAACGAAAATCCCATAACTCCTTCTTCGGGAGCATATTCGAGTTTTTCAAAATGATTGCCGAGGGCCGATAAATGCCATACCTGGCTTTGAATCACATCCTCAGCGTTGATGTTAACAAGCATTTGGTTCAGTGAATCCTCAAAATCACGATCATTGCATTGGTACCAAACAGTTGCCGGAGAATTTCCGTCTACCTGGGTCGCTTCGTCTACAATTTCGACAAGAGCCGCAGCCATAAGGTCCCAGGACGCCATTTCGTCCCAAAGCTGCAACATGGCATCGAAGGTCGTAGGACGCTTTAAGGCATGGTGATAGCGGGTCCAAACGTCCGGGTCGGCGACCCGCCCAGCATCCGTAAAATCACGAAAAAGCTCCTGGTTCGCTTGTGGGGTCTGTGCTCGGGGCACGAGCGAGCCGGTATGAACTCCGGCTGATCCGATTAACCCCAGGTAGCTGAGAAGATTGGTTCCAATGATGTTACTGGCCATAAGCGTCTGCTCTAACTACGTTCAGATTTTAGTTGCAATGCGAACATTCCTATGATACAAGAACGGAAATACCGATGAAATCGGTTCTAGTAAACATATGAGTAAAGATCGCAAAGACACAGTCATGTCGTTTCGGATGCCAGGATCGGCCAAAGCATGGTTGGACAAAGACCTCAGCACACGTCCTATCGTGAACGTACTGAGTGCAAACCGGTTTTGCCGTAAGATCGTCCTGGACTACATCTCGGGACGGTTAGCGTACCTACACACCGGTGACCGTACTGTCGATTCTGACATGGCATCGAACGTGGCACCGTTTGTCACATAATGCCGGTCAGAAGATTCGTTTTGGGGTAGTGACGAATCTCCCGCACTGAGCGGGTCGTTAGCAGTAACGAACGAAGCGGCGGGCATTGGGACATGGAAACCCAAGTCCGCCGCTTTCTGATCGTGGTTGTTCTTTGACAGTCTAATAGGCGTCCGACACGCCTAGCATGGGGTCAACACATCCTCGTCTGGATGGAGTGCTCGTGGAACGCTGCTAAAAGCGGTCAGGATAAACCACTTAGGTGGGCAGCCCTGACAGTCACTAATCGGTCAGTAAAGGACTTCGGGGAACAACAGCCGCCGTCACTGTGCGTAGTCGTACTCGTCGCCAGGCATGTCGTCTGGTGACAAATCGAAGGCGAGTCCTACGTGAGCGGCACCCTTCTTGATGTACTTGAAGAACTTCACTTCGTTGGGCGAGGCAATGAGCTTCTTTAAGGGTTCAATCGCTTCTTCGGGTAGTTTTTGAAAATCCAACTGCACAGTGACAGTGCCATGGCGCTTACCGTCATCATCTTCCGATTTGTCGGTCGGCTGCTCGGTTTCACCTTGCTCCAGTTCAACCGGTGACTCTTCGTCTTCTTCTCCGGCCGGGCGGATAGCACTATCATCGTCCTCTGTTTCGGGCGATTCCTTACCTTCTTTTTTGGGGATTACACCGACATTTGACAAGTAAGTAAGCAGAGAGGGTTGAGAAAAAATCCGCATCAAAAGGCGATTAAGAAAAACTTCGACTTTGGTGTCGAAGTCCTTGGACTTTGCCTTGGTCTCAAGCAACAGAGTTGCAAATGCAGCGATGTTCACACTTTAACTACGGTCTTGCGACGTATGTAGCGACGAATCACTTCTGGCAAGACCGACTTCAACCAATCTTGATTCACAGACGGGCAGATAGGCAGCCAACCAGGCTTTTGAACATCGACCGCTATGACCGGGTCACCGTCGATCTCTACTGAGCACACACTGACATACTTCCCATCCATACCTTAAAGAACCTATGTACAGGCTGCTAAACAACGTAAAACCCTGTGGCGCATCAAATAGAAGTAGGAGTCAGTCCATCAACAGTATTGTCTACGCAATTAACGGTAAATGTCTACGGCACAGTCTAGGTTCTTTTACGTCTGTATGAGGCTATTAGCATACGGTGACTTACAAGCAACTGTTTCTCATGAACGGTGTCGATCGAATCCATCAATCGACCTACAAACTTTCCGAGTGAGAAAATTCTATGATGATCTTTTGTCCATCTACAAAAAATACGAGTGTGGTGGTTTGGTAGACCTAGGAGACACACTAGACGATAGATCGGCGATACCCGTTCCTTCCCTGGATGTCGTTCTCTCGGGAATTTCCAAGTTTCCACGGTCTGACTGGAATATAAAGTTGCTTGGAAATCACGATCAATTCCTGCGCTCGACTGCTATTGACGTTTCTGAGGTGTTCAAGCCCTACTTTACAGTGGTCAAAAGCACCGACGCCTATGCTTGTGGAAACACGACTATTCACTGTGCCTCTTACCCGGCCAACGATGCCGAGCTGATTACCTGGTTGGAAAAACAGGCCCGCTGCAAAGGTCCCAACATCCTGCTGGGCCATTTTCAGGTATTAGGCTGCCAGATGAACAGCGGACAAGCGGTCACGGGTATTGACGTAAAGAAGATGCGATTCGCCAACCTGGTGTTGCTCGGGCATGTGCACGCTCCCCAGTCGATTAGAAAAACGATTCACTACGTCGGATCACCTTTCCAGCAAAACTGGGGAGAGGCGGGAGAGAGAAAACGGGTTGCCATTGTAGACACTGACACATGTGAGGTCAACTGGATACCGCTGACTGGATATCCTGAATATGTCGAAGTCAAAGTTTCTGAATTTGAAAACATCGACATCAACGCCACTGAGGATAGGTTCAAGGTTACGATCTCCGACCCGGAAGAAGCGCAGCGGTTCTACGCTTCTCCGTCAAGTGGAGCCGCTGAGCCAGTCTATGCCTACGACGTGACCGCAACGGTCGAGTCTACCGGCACTACGGTTGAGGTCAAAGGATGGGGGATTCACGACGTAATGCTTCGTTACGTGCGCAAACACCCGGTCAGTGGTACGGCATCAGAAGTTAGCGAAGAAGACCTTCTACAATTCGGTAAAGACATCATGGAAAGTTAATAGCACACCAATCGCCTTTGACTGGTCAGTCTTCTTTGATGTGCTCGGGCGGTGCGTGTGTTATTAGGTCGTGAAAAAGAATTTTAACCTGGGCCTGTTGCCTAGCCAACCATCTTCGGGGACATGCCGTTTCCGCAGGTAGCAATCACGCTACAACGTAACCTCAACAAACACAACAACACACAATGAATCAAGTCTCAAGTATAGGATTCGGTGTAGACGCCGCAAAACTGGCCGGCTACGCTCAATCTATCAATGATCGTCTCGGTAACTTCGATCTCGTCGTAGAAAACACGGGCGACAACACGCTGTACATGATGGTGCGCGAACAGAAAGCTGGCGCAACTACTTCAGGTTATGCGGATGTCGGATCGTGGTTCACCGTCGTGCCAAAGGGCGTCCAGACCAAATCTTACTGTCTCGTTTCAAAGCGAGTCGGTTTCTTCGGCTCAGGACGTAACTCATCGGCCGTGGCGAGTGCGACGAAAGCCAATGTCTCTGTGGTCCTTCGCAACAAGGCCGACCTGCGTGGAGCAGGTATCGACATCGTTACAATGGGTCGCCGGGGCTGGGGTGTGGATGAAGCCTTCGACGCACCGACTCTCACAAAGAAGTGGGGCGCTCCGCCGGACAGCACCAGCACGGTGTTCAACCGTGGTGCGGCTGGTGGTGGTTTCGAACCAACTCCTGCGTAAGTTCAACACTTCCGCAAACACAAGAGGCGCTCCTAGGAGCGCCTCTTCGACTGTACTCGATAAGTCTGTCACTCGATAAAAAAACCTGCCCGAGGCAAATTAGGGTTCATATCGGTTACTCGAAACCCCTCTCGAACACATATTCGGCGATAAAGCAAAAGCCTGTCAAGACTAACTGTTCCTACCGCTAGCTTTCCATATTCTTCAATCCATCCTCGAAAAACTTCCGAAATGGAATCCGCCGGCAAATGTCTCAGAGAAGAGCCAGGAAATTTAAGCGTTTGTACATTTGCATCCGACGGGTCATGCTGATCAGAGTTAATAGACACTGCCCAAAGTATGCCAGTGGAATAAAAGTCTGTCTCAACCGGTACTCTCCACAGTGTTATGTCATAGTCTCCAATAACCACGTGATCGATCAATTTGATTCCCTTCCGATCGTTCTTTTTTACAATTTCTACTTTTCTATGATCACTCCACGCCTCCAGAATCGGAAAAATAGTTGTAGACATCAACCCCAACATGCCTGTCTGCCACACATCGTCTCCCTCAGAGCACAGATGCTCCAAAATTTCTCGGGCGCTAGACATAGGGCCGATCATGATTTCACCACACCGTGCACGTCGTTCTTATGACAAAAGGCGTATGTCACTCGGTCAATCTCAATTGGGTTACAACGCATACGCTCAACATAAATTTCTTCACCTTTCTGAATGTCATGCTCGACACCAGCACCCTTTTGCTCTAGCTTGAACGTGAACATATTGGGCTGACGAGCAGAGTCAGGAACAACCAACGTAGTACCGGTCTGCATGTCCACCTTGGAGAGCACCCAGTCACCTAGAATTTCGAAGTTCTCCAACTTGATCATGTTGGACTTCAAGCGGGCGATAGCATCTCCTTGATGAAGGATGCGCACCTTGTTGTCGTCGTGGACGAATTGTGAAGCGATGGCCTGAGCACCGATTAGTTGAAACATAATCAGGTCTCCAGCACTCACCCACATAGGTTTGACCGTGCCGTCCGGATCCCGTCCATCACCCACTACGGTAACACGGCCCATATAAAACGACCGGGTCCTGGATTCAGGTAAGAGGATCGAGCCTTCAAGCTCTTCCTTCACTTCGATAAGTGCGATTCGTTGTCCGAACAATTTCAGTATCATGTTGGTAAGAACCAAGTCTCGTACGTCTACATTTCACACTGTCAAATCGAAGTTGAGGGTACTGAGATCGTACTTGATCGGTACTGGCACCGCCTCCCGTAGAGTCTTATCAGCCGCCTTAAACAATGTTCTACGAGCCAATGCCTCCAAAGCAAGGTCAACGTCATCGTTTGCATCGATTTTCGGTCTCCCGGGCACTTCAGGCATCTCTGCTATCGTTACGGTCTTGAACAAATTAAGATCCGCAGCATCCTCCCAGGATTTCTCTATCGCATCCCGGTCAAAAAGCAGTACAACCTCATCTATATTTTTGTGCTTAAACAACTTGCGTGCTTGCTCACGACTTACAGCATGTTTGAAAACGCAGACTGGAACCGTATCCATGACACCTAGCTCCTGAAACCGCTTTTTAAGTGACAAACAATTGAGAATGGATTCTACCACCACCACCTTAGTCACTTCAGGATTCTTCACAGCGTCAATGTTGTAGACCCAAAATTTAGACGACACCGGACACTCGTGACGGGAAGGAAACTTCTTGGTAGTCTTACCGGGTTCATCAATATAAGTTCGTCCCTGGTAGTAGACCGTCCTGCCTCGTTCAATCACTGGAAAGATGGCAAATGGCTCCCATCTGCCTTGACGGGTAAAACCAACCTCTACCTCTATGAGATCGTCTAGCGTAAGGTTCTTTCTTTGCGCCATAGTGCCTATCAGGCGAGTGTATACAGACTGAGGGGCATCCTGGCACCTTACAAACCCTTCCGGCATCTTTACGAGGGCGTAGACAAGCGTTGCGAGCTTCGGGACGGATGTTTGTTCCACCTGACGCTCAAACGCCTCCACAGACGACTCTGGAACCACTATGCCGTCAATCTTGTATCCTAGGTGCTTGGCCCAGCGGACGAAGTCACCCCCTTTGTTGCACTTCCAACACGACGTTTTACCGTTTCGCAGATTCGCTGAGCGATTACCGGTGCGATCACCACATCCCGGTTCGGGACAGATGAACACCAGCTCCTCGGGCGTGGACCGGTCTTTCACAATCCCAAACAGATTGCTGATTGCCTGCTTTAGCGCTTGCCCTTTCATGTTGCTACCGTAGTTAGAACAGATGAACTTGAACGCATATATCGACATTGCCAAGAAGGCAACAGCATCCCCAACCCTTCTTCTGGAGTCTGTCCCGTACGAGGATAGCAGCTGTCAAGCGTCTATCGGGCTCAGTATCTGCGAAAGGTTGAAGGAGCACAAGCCTGAAGAAGTCAAGCCTGTTCAGTTAATTCCGGTATGGAGCGTACCATCCAATTAGATCATGTCTAATGTGTTGGGTACGGTGAAGTAATCTGGGTATCACCATATCCTAGAATATCCGTAGCATAGATAGTAGCGTCGATGGTCGTTATCTGATTTCCGGTCGCATAGCTCAGTTCCGAAAGTTTGAATCCGCACAACCAAGCGTTCTCCAGCGTAAGCTGCTGAGAGATTGTAAGACCTTGATCATCCACCTTTTGCCTGGTACTGGCAAAAGGAGGTAAAAGTGATGCTGACGTAATTGCCGTGGCTTTAAGTTCAGTACCACGTAGAAGAGTGACCGGTATTGAGAAGGCGTATGGAAGTTGGTAATTATCGTTTAAGTCGATGGACATCTCACTAGACATTGGACCACGCCCGGCTCTCACTAATTTTCTCCACAAAGTCAGCAAACGATAAATCTTTGACTCCGTCCGATAAGCGCACGCATCCATCAGAAAAGTTATCTTAATGGAGTCCAACGCTTCATCAAATCCTGGCATCATATAGGACCGAGAGTCACGCCGCACTGATTCCGGCTTCATCTTCATCTCTGGAAGTACAACTGACCTTGCATAATAAGGCTCCAGCGTACCTATCTCCATTGTAGAAATTTGTTTAACACCCTCTACAACATTGACCATGTTTATAGACCACAGATCAGACCTTTGGGCGTCCAAGGCGCTTTCTGACCCTTGCTTACCCCACACGTTTTCTTGAAATCGCATTCGTGATCCCACGCCTTAACTACTTGAACCCATCACCTAACATGCTAGTTAAAGCATGGTGAACCTCACTGGAGCTTATATTGGGCTCGTAGAGAAAAACGACGATCCTGAACGACTCGGGCGCTTAAAAGTCCGAGTACCGCACGCTTATGGAGCTACCGGCAGCGAAATCGGATCAATCAGCATCGACAACCTTCCTTGGGCCATGCCTTCGGGCCTACCGCAAGGAGGTTCTGCCCTATCCGGTGCGATCAGTTGGATACCTGAACCCGGCGACCAGGTGATTGTATGGTTTCTGGACGGGGAACCCGAGAAGCCGGTGTGGTCGTGGATGATGCAAACCACCGCACAGGCAGCAAGGTACAAAGTCAACGTCTACTCAACCACTGGAAAGAAACCAGAACGTGCCGCATTAACCCGCTACGGACACGTCATGGAACTCAACAAGAGCCAACTGATCCATACCACCATGGGTGGGTACCGAGTCGTTTTGACCGATTCTGGACAGCCCGCCTCCTACGATGGCAAAATTCAGCTGGCCACCCCTAAAGGTAATTCCCTGGAGCTGGATGACACCTCCAGCACGTTTACTACGTTTGTTCTACAAGACTTCAACATTCAAGCAATTGAAAGTATCTCACTGATGGGTGGAGACTTCGATCTCCTCACCACAACCGGCGGTGACGTCAAAATCACGTCCGGATCAGCGTTCAAGCTATCTTCCTTGGATAACACGGAAGTGACTTCCCTGGGCGAATTTTCAGTAACTTCAACCCGCGGTATGTCACTGAAATCTTCAACTACTCTCGACCTTACCTCGGTCGCCTCAGCGTCGATCACCGCTCCCGTAGTGGAAATCAAAGGTGGCATCACGAACATAGGCACCGCAGGACTTCAACCTATGCTGGGTGGCACTCTGCTCATGAGCCTATTGACCACTCTGGTGACCTGGATTGACACTCACGTTCACTCAAACGGTAACAACGGCTCACCCACCGGCACCCCCATCGTACCCTGTTCGGCAATCGTTACTCCTCTCATACCGAATCTAGTGTCAAAGACGGTTTTCGGTTCTATGTAGGCATGGATAAAACGCCGTTCTTACAGATAATGACTGCAACAAACCTATATGATTAAAACCAATATGTCGCAGATGGTCCCTCGAAGAGACGCTTTCAAGCGAGTGATCCGACTTCTTTCGGGCGGAGTTGCTAACCGTAAAGCCTTCCCAGGAGGTGACATAACGATTTTCCCATGGGATAGCAGAATCGACGAGTGGCTCACACAGCAAGCCCGCCAACAAAGCCCCGGCAGCGCTCTTACCGAATTGGTTAGTCGGGTTGCGGATTTGAACGGATGCCCTCTGGATGATTTTCTTCTCGGGGATGTAAACACTGTGCTGCTAGTGTCGCGTGCCCTACGCTACAACAGCGAAGTCTCGTACCAGTCTTCATGTCCTTCCTGCAAGCGACAAGATACTGAGACTATCAGGGTGCCAGACGAACTCGTCAAGATAAACGAGAAGCCGAACGATTACCCAGGCTGGGACATGGTCACCCTGCCAGACTGCAAAGACGTTATCAAGCTCCGACCTCTGAACGTCAAAGACGAAAAGTCCATTCTTGCCCGGGAAGACACGGACCGGGTTAAAGTGCCGGATCGCATCGCTAGAATCATTCGTTCCATTATGTCGGTCAACGACAGTGTCTGGGATGAACCCAGCGAACTCGTCACTTATTACGACTGCTTGTCCCCGAAGGATGCCACCTATATCGAGGAAGCCATTGAAGCGAAGGAACCCCGTCTGGACACCACGGTGTGGCATCAATGCAAAGGCTGCGGTACCAAGTTCAAGCACGAACTGGTGATTGACCAGCCATTTTTTCGTTGACGCCGCCTATCATTCGCTGGAAGCAAGATGGTTCAAAATCTTCATTCTAGCTTGGGCGGCAAAAGGATTCACAGTCGATCTCTCCAATGTGCCTGATCACATCCTGGACAAGTTCATGGATTGGGCGAAGGAACGAGGAGAAAAAGAGGATGCAGAACTACAAAGCAGGAGATCATGATTAGCGGCACAGATTTTTTGTTTGACGGAAATTCACTTTTCGCTCGTGCTTGGTTCTCTTGCTATAAGCCAGGCGTTGAGATGGTCCGCGAAATCACCCTAAAAAGAGCAATCGTGTCGGTGCTCAACATCCTAGATGTAGACAATTTTAATGGCAAAGCAACCCGTTTGTTGTTTTGCTGGGACATGGGTCGTAAGACTAACAAGAGACATGCCGAAAAGCCCACCGATTATCATCCCACGATGGAAGAGCTCAAAAAACTACTCACCGCCCTGCTGGGTGTGGCTCACTCCCAAATTTTAGGACAGGAAGCAGATGATCTGGTCGCCACCGCTGCCTTCAAGAGCACCGCACGGAACGTAATCGTGATCTCGGGAGACAAAGACCTACGTCAACTTCATGGTGGCAACATCCAGTACTACTGCTTGAACGCTGGCAGTTTAATCTCCAAACGTGCCATCGTCGAGAAGATGCACGTGAAACGCCCCAGTCAAATAGCCATCGCCCTGGCAATCGTGGGTGATCGCAGCGACAACATTCCAGGTATTCGAGGTTGGGGTGAAAGGAAAGTCAATCGGATGTTTCAAAGTGTGACCGAAACCATGTCATTCGAGGAGGCACTGGATACTATCGACGCTCAGATACCAGCGTCGCTGAAAAACGACTTCTACACGTCTCTGGAATTGACTCTGCTGCATACCAGTGTTGAAGGAGTCGCTGAGCCCACCCCCATCCGATGGATGAACCCTGAAAACATCGAAGACCTGGGGTTACCAGGTCTTCGTTCAATCTACCAGAAAGTCTACACCCAGTACAATCTGGATGAGATCATCGACAGCGTTACAGCGTAAGTATCGGACAGGCCCCGCCGCTTGCTCGATCCGCATACCTCATAATTGAAAATTCCAGGTAAGCGCCGCCCGAAGCATTTCCAACCATCCGCACCTGTGGGTAGCTCGACGAGACTTTGAACGACCGCACCTGATTCTGGATCAATGTGTTGTAGTAGTCTGTGCCGCTGGCACCTAGGTCAGCCCACGTCGTGCCATCGAAATTTTGCAAGCGATAGTTTAAAGTGTTTACACCGCTGTTCTTGATGATGATGTTCATTGATACGGGACCCTGTTGCAGCACACTGAACAAAGTGCTGACAGTTTCCCCGCAAACCTGGGTGTCACAGATCAAAATTGTCATGGATATATCTTTCTGTTTTAACTACGCTTGAGCATGAATCTGTTTGAGTTCTGTTGCTGCCTGCACGATCTTGTCCTTAGCCGGGGAATCCGGCAGTTGCTTCGCTGCGCTCAAAATAGTGCGGGCCAGCTCAACTTCTTTGCTTTCTTTCGGCAGATCGGAATCACCTTCGTGGTGACCGCCTGAAATAGGCCAACTGCCACTCGGTATGTGGTCTTCACCCAACATCTTTCTTATGATGGCATTCATCAAAATCGAAGCCTCCAGGTCAGCATCGGGCTGAAGTCCGACGTCTTGTTAATTCCCGCCGCACTCACGTGTCTGGCAATCATCGTGCTATTACCCGAAAACAAACCCCTTTCACGAATCAAATATCCGTTTGCATCACCATAAGCAATAGTGTACGCCACTCGTAGAACGAACGGCGTCAGGAAATCAATAGAGTCTATCGGCGCTGTGGTAGCATCAGACTGAGAGGCTAGCTGAATAGGTGCTTCCAGAGAGATGTCCGTGACATTGGCGGCAGTAATTCCAGTTCCTACCCCAAACTTCTGAAGCGTATAGTCCGAGATGGGATTTCTGAAACCTAAGCAGAAACAGATCAACTGTCTTCCTTGATCAAGAAACAAGTTCCTACCTAAACTGATTTCTTCACGGCCAATACCCCAACCAGGTGGAGCCCGCTGAGCACCGTGAATCCATCCATAGTCTACTGCCCGTTGAAGCGGGATTTCTTTACCACCGACATCAAGAATTCGGGTTACGGTGACTAGTCCTTGAGGTCTCATTCATTACACCGTGACAAGCATTTTGTCCAAGCTTTCGGGATAGTACCGATCTATCATCAAGGTAAATTCCATATGGACCGTCGTATTACCTGTTTTCATGTCAGCGTCCGACGGTTTTAGCCCCGATGGCCAGACACCTTCCAGCGCATAGATCAAACCTGGCTTCATGACGTCCTGAGCTTCAGTTGTGGAATTCGAAGTCTGAGTAAGGTCAGCTATTTGCCGGGCCATGTTTGGCACCATCCAGATGAAGTACCCCTTCGCTTTGACTTGAGAAGTCAGACCCACACCACCGGTTAGCGGATTTGAAATCAGCCAAAACCACGACTCCAGCGCTTTCGCAGTTTGAGTTGAGAAGGCATAGCGGACGAGTACCGCTACTGAAGCGGTCGCAGCGTCTGCACCGATTTGATGGTTGGTCTGTTGCAAGTACTTGATAGGGATGGTCTCTTTAGTACGGGCCGGGAACGGAAAATTCTCGACTGCGAACTCCACCTCGTTCTCCCACTTCATGTTCAATGCCGCAGGCAACTGAATCTTGAACTTGAACAGGTCACCCCGCTGAAGGTCAAGACGAGCGTCCTGAGAACCGAACGTGTTTTTGAATTTAATGCGGTTTCCCATAAGTCGTTACTTGTTAAGCATTAACCTCTTCCAGATTTGCGCCCGATTCACGCACTGTTGCATTGATGTAAATGCGCTCAACCGAGTCAGTCGGGATGAGGTAAAGGTCAACGATCACTTCCCGGCGGTTCCTGCTATCCGGCGTGTTGTTAGTTTCATCAATCACGAGGCTATATCCTTCCATGCCCCGCTCGTTCTTGATCTTGTCCAGGAATTCCGTGAATGCCAAAGTGAGTTGCTGAAGCAATTCGGGATCGTTTGGATCGAACACGAACGTCCGGGCAAGCTCCGACAGACCCTTCACGATGTAATTCACCAGGATCATGGAATGAACCGCAGTCAGCTTGGATTCTGCTCGCTGCATCGTGCGCTCGCCGAACAACATGATACGGTTACGGTTGAGGTAGATGCCGTTGACAGAATTCGTATCGCCGTACGAACTGTTCTTCGCTTCGGCGCTAACTTTACGGTATCGGACATCCAATGCCTCAGGAAGCAGACCGCGGTTTTCACCCGCAGCAGCGAACCAAGGCTTCTCGTTACGAAACGTATAGGCAAGGCACCGCATAGCACCGATGGAAGGCGGTAACCATTTGGTAGACGTAGGATCTGAGGAGAAACGGTCGCTTACCTCGAACCAGTTCCAGTAAAAGGCGGCATTACGGCTGTCAATCCGACCTTCGGCAGAAAACTGCCCGTAGCCGTTGTGCCAATCAGTTGCCTGGTAGAGGTTGAGATTGTCTGGAATGTCGATCAGCGCCATTGCGTTGATCTTGGCCGCGACACGAATCAACTCTTGACGAACTGCCTGGCCGACGTCTTCATTATGCGTATAGCCGGGTGCGCTAAGCGTATCCACGTTGACCGTATCCATGTCTTCGAACTGCTTAATACCCGTAAGAGTATCTGTGATTGGGTCGTACCCGCCTACGATATCCGAAGCATCCACGATTTGACCGTTCCATCCGTCCAAAAAGCTGCCGTGCTTCCCGAACGTGCCACCGTGGTTGATCTGTCCTGGGCTGTCACCGGTCGTGCCAGTTACGGCTTTGCAAGGCATAGACCGAACTGTCACATCGTCCACCCGCTGAGGCACCATGGTTGTGTCCCATGGGTCACTGGTGTTGGCCGGAACTAACCCAGTGCTGGTAACGACCGCCACGGTAATATACTGAGAGACATCGTTGATCTTGGTTTCAACAAAATCTGTAGCGATGTCCAAAGCAGGGTTGTCGGTAGCATAGAACAGAAGGTTATCCCAAACTTCCGCCAACGCAGCATTCTCATACACTTCAAACTTTTTGGTGCCGGCCTTCGAACCCGGCAGAACCTTGACATACAAACCGATAGTCTTATCGGATCCGTTCGCCCATTCACCGTCAGTAGCTGCCGTGACGTACACCACTTTGGTTGGCTCTTCACCACCAGTTGGTGTCTTGACTTTGTAGAGATTCGCTCGACCGGCCAATGTGCCGTCACCGGCGTCATAATTATCAGCCAAAGGCACTGCTTGGTAACCAATCTGCGCAATGTTAGATGGCTCAAAATAGATTGTGTAACCGTCGGTAACACCTACCGGGGCAGTTTCATCGCCTTCCGTGATGATACCACCTGTGATCCGCTTGATACGAGCTTCGTAAGTGATATTTTGACTGGTCTGAGCGATTTTCAGAACATCACCGATTTGGAGCGCAAACGAGGCGTTCGGGTACTGAGTGCCTGTGGTGGTGTTGTACTGCAACCATAACTTGAACTGACCTTTTGTGCCATACACGTTATTGGTCAGGCTTGTGAAAACAGGTAGACCTGCCGTTGTACCGTTACCCCACTGATAACCGTAAAGGGTTGTCTGAGCATGATTCGCTGCGTCCGTAAGATTACTATATTCCAAATCACCACTAACATAGTCATCCAGGAATTCGTTGTCTGCACCAGCTTGTGTGTTAATGTACGCCTTACCAACTGCGCCATCCCAACCCGAAGTCTTGCTGTTGCTGACCGCCAAGTTAACCGAACTGCGCTTGCCAGCTTCAGTGACTTTGATCCACAATTCTGAATGAACGTCGTAAACAGACTTGACCGCCAGGGCAGCGCCTGCGGACGTGTAAATGGTGTGATAAGGATCAGTCGTGCCTGGCGTAATATGGTATCTGCCTTGAACTGTATCGGACCCGGTTCCAGCCCATCCCGAGCATCCAGCGCCACCAACTGGTTCGTACTCGTGACCTACCCGAACGATATAAATGCCGTCCGTGAAATCGGAAATCATACCGACTGCATCCGCCAAGAAGAAATCAGTAGTAATAAAGCCCACGGTCTGAGAATCCACAGGTTCCCCGAACGTTTGACGGAATTCTTTAAGAGAGCGAATGCGGGTTGCCAGGTCGAACGGGCCTTTCGAAGCTACACCGACAAGCCCCGCACGATAGCGGGCGGGTGACGGCGGCAGAAAAGACTGATCACGGATCGCAGTGTAGACCCCCGGGAATGTTGTTTGAACTGTATTGGCCATAAATCGTGTCTGTTTCTGCTTTAACTACATCATCCTTACCTCCATAACAGTCTCATCCAGTCACACGGTGTAAACTCAACGCTGAGCATCAAGACTGTATACATCATAATGCCACCAGTGTGTGAGTTCCCCAAGATTCTATAGACTGTATGCCATAGTGAAACGATGGGTTGATAGGAGACACGCCCGCAAACGTGATGGTCGGATTAACCGGCCACATTGGAACGCTTGGTGACGTGTATTCAGGATCGAGATTGGTGTTCGGATTGGGACTCTCACCGGTACTTGTTCCAAACCACACAGTAGTCCATACCTGAGCCCCGTAGTTCCTCAACTCTTCCTGGCAAGCCGACCCTTCAGGAATATCCACTCTAACCTCCATGATTGGGTTATCAGCTTTGGCTCGAAGGTCTACAACTGCTATCGGCTCATCCAGCGCTTTCAATTCTGCCAAAGACGCACTGCTTTTGCCAATAACAAGCGTCCAAAATGCCGGCGGAAATTGAAAATTAACATCAGCACTGAATCCCTCTACCACCACACCGAAGGTGGTTCTGAACTCCACCTGTTTGTCGTTACCGAGATCCTCGGGAGTGCCGCTGTCGATGCCTGCTTCCAGATACATCCGAATATACTGCTGTCCCCACCCTGGGTAATAGCAGGTCATCCATGTTTGAGGTGATCCGCCTGTGCGCCAGAACGCTCGCATTAACTTCTCTACAAAAAATGCCTGGGTCGATGGGTAGAGAGACCAATGATCAACCTGGAACTTAAAATCCCAAGCCATTGGCATTTGGCTGACCGTAACGTGGCCTAAATCACATTGTTTGGCATCGTCACTGACCGTTGGCCAGTTGATGAACCGCCACTTGTGAATAGAAAAGTTTTGGTAAGCGCGGTATGACCAACCCTTACGGTGCACTGAAATCAGAGGGTACTTGGGCATCGACGGGTACGGCTCGTAAAGCGGCGTACCCTTATCATCCTTCAGATCATAAAGGTAGGAAAAGGGATTTTTGTCTTGTTTCCAAAGGGTCTTGAAATCTGAAAAAGCATCCATGGGGGATGAAAACACCACGGGCACCGGAAAACCTTCTCGCACTACAAATTTAGAATAGAGCCACTTCTGAAGCGCCAGCTCATGAATT